CGCTTCTCGATCGCTCTCCGCATCGTATTCGCATTCTTCCCCATCTGTCTTATATGAATATTGCATTTTCAAGCACCTCGCAATCTACTCTCCTATTGCACCTATGAGCATATATACTTTTCGGTGCTATAGGTACTTTTAATATCCGAAATGCTTATATACCATTCGATCCTATTACCACTCATGAGCGAAAAGATAACTAAGGTCAGGTTACCAGAAGAGACAGAGAAAGCATTGGCCGCCTTCATGGCCCGTGAGATGATCTCCACAATGGATAAGAATGTGGTCATCGCCAGGGCACTGGAAGTCTATCTATCGGACTATGCGAGGGAGGATGAGGAGCTGGCGGGACTGATCGAGAAGAGGAGCGCAGATAGGAGCAAAAGAGGAGTCGAGGCTTGGAGGAAGGGATCGCATGACTGAAGAGAAATGCTGTTCTAAATGTCATAAAACCCAACCACTTGAGAATTTTTGGGTTAGAAAACGCGGGAAGCAATCTGGACGAATATTCTCTTGGTGCAAAACATGCGTTATAACTTATTCCAGAGATTGGAAACACCGAACAGGGCGACAGCAATCAATGAAAACAAACCGGGATTGCTCTGCTTTTCTGGGAGTAAACATTGCAGAACGCATTTTATCGCGGTTTTTCGATGATATACAGAGGATGCCCTATAAAAATAAAGGGTTCGACTTCATTTGCGGAAGGGGATTTAAGATAGATGTTAAGAGCGGATGCATAACAAGATCTAAACACCGCCAACCATATTGGTTTTTTGGAATAAAGCGCAATAAAATCGCCGATTATTTCCTCTGTCTGGCATTCGATAGCCGCGAGAATCTGAATCCGCTGCACGTATGGTTAATACCAAACGCTGTTGTGTGTGGGAAAATGAACATTAAAATATCAAACACGGTTGAATCGTTGGAAAAATGGAAAATGCATGAACGCTCATTAAACAAAGTTATAACTTGTTGTAATGCCATCAAGGAGCCACATGCATGAAAGCCCTAAAAGCCATCATCGAACTCGACGTATCCGCCTATGGGACGGTGCAAGCGGAGAAATTGCTTCGCATATTCAGTTCCTTTTTCAGGGAATGTACGACATTCAAGGGAGATATGAGGGGATATATCGTATATGAGGAGGAAGAAGATGAACCAGAGAATTGAAGCAGTATCGAGCTGTGCCCCGGTGTCAAGTGATTTTTTAGAATACTTGAATTTAAATTCCATAGAAGAAATGTGTATGATAGCGGCTCTAAAGAATTTTGGCTATCAATCCAGGATGATAATCCAGATCGTGGACAAATATAAAATCATCTTGACCGAGGCCAAAGAAAGAGATACCCCCGAATGGTTTGCAGAATACAAGAGGTTGATGCATGTCTAAAATTCTATCCGAAGCCCGCCAACTCTGCGAAGACCTAGAACCCTATCCAGAAGAGATAGGTGAAGATGGCTCAAAGGCCGTTCTCGATCTTAACCGCGAACGGTGGGAAGAAAAGCATTCTGGAAGAGCATGGGCGGCGTTTGACCTGCTGCCTGAATTGCTGGCATATGCCGAGATCCGGGAAGCACAAGCGATCGCGTATAAAGCAGATCTTCTCGCGAAGTCAAACGGCTTAGACATCCATATCGCGTCATACGATCATGTGGAAGAGTTCTACGAGCAGGCCGCCAAGGAACTGGATGCAGACCTCTCACCCTGGCGCAGGATCACGGAGGAAGAGAAAGAGGCCATCCAGGAGGCTATAATTAGCCTGAAATCGTGCGATAGTGATGAACGAGAGACTATCGAAGTTCTGAGGCACTTACTATGATCGATGATATCCAATATCCTCAAATTTATTACGAAATTGCCATGAAGTATCCATGTATCGCCGAAGATCTATTCCGGGCCGCTCCATTCATGCCCGATCACAAGATCGAGATGGTAGCGCAATTAATGGCAGTATGGTTTCCTTGGTGGCAGGTCAGGATGATGATTTCATGTGTGTAATCAATCGAGATAACCAGGTTATCGTAACGGATCGATCCGAAGAAATTGCTTCGTTGCAAGCGGAACTAGCCAAGAAAGATCAAGAGATCAAGGAATTGGATGATCACCTAAAAGATCATTGCGAAGTCTACAATCATGACATCGATGAACTTGAGCAAAAATTGGAAGGACAAAAGGCATACATCCACGAGCTAGAGGCCGCCTATCTGAAAGCCGAGTTCTGGGATCTCTGGCATACTGGAAAATATGATGATGTAGAGAAGGCGAATAAGAAAGCGGAGGAGGCGTTGGAAAAATTGAAAAGGGGTTAATCTTTTTAGTGATATGTTCTCTTTTCAATTATCTCTCGGAATTTCTCTTTCGTCAATCCCGATGCTTTCCATTCATCTACCACACTACAATTATCGCAATCTGGTATATCAGATTTTTTATAATTGCCACATATCGCATCTCCGCAATTTTCTCCTGTCAATTCGCAGCAATAATGTTTGACCACATACGAATATTTCATCTTGTTGCCTCTTTCGCCCTGCTTATCAGACAATCTACCTCATGCGTATTCGATATCTATCATGCAATCACCAGACATCCATACTAATGCCTTTCTTCCCGCCCACTTTATTCATGACATCCAATGCTTTTCTGAACCTCGCTGGGTCCGCCTCCATCTTAGGCAACGCGTCCATGTACTCCACCGCTGGAGAGTACTTCGGGATAGGCATCCCGAAATAGGGCTTTGCCCCGCAGTATGGACAGCACCATTCGTGGCGTTGCAGCATTCCATAGAATTCCTTGCCAAATACAAGGCTCTCATGACATGCAAAGCAAATGCCCTCGCCCCTGGTATCCTTGTCTTCCTTGGCCTTGTCCTTCCAGCCACGCCAATTCTTGGCCGCGATGACGTGGATGCAATTATCCTGCCCACAATCGCATGACCATGCCGAGTTTATGAACTCGTGTGCGACAGGGCTCTCGGTGGGTCGGGTCATCCATCGCAGGGTCACCTTGTGGCTATCGTGCAGATAGCTTCCTTGCACCCGATCCACGGTGTAGACGATTTTTCGCGTTACCTGCTTTGTTTTCTGCACCCTGATTTTTATAGGATGCATTTTATTGGCCTCGATCATTTTCATTTTCTGATTTGCGTAGAATTCGCAGCGTGGGCACGTTCCATCTGCGTCTATGATTGCGCCGCATATGCCGCATTGACTTTGGACTCGCCAGGACATTTAGGCCACCTCGAGATGTTTTTCACATCCGATTACCGCATCATGGACGGTATGATCCAATGGATGGAGACAAAAGCAAATCTCATGTCCGCTGCTATCTTTTCCCATATTCCCTCGATACAAACAATTGAAACAAGACGCGATTGCCATTTTCTTTGCACCTCGATACATACCAGGGCAGCATTCCTATTTATAGCTTACGTTATGTAAATGCGGCATTGACGTTAAGTATATATACACGGACCGCCATAAGTACCTAGCATGGCAAGATTGAACATAGACATTCCAGACAAGGTTATGATTCCTTTCAGAAAAAGGGTATTAGCCAAGACTGGAAATCTGAGGGGAAACGTTGCGCCTGCTGTGATCGAGGCGCTGAACATGTGGATGAGAAAAGAGGATTGATCATGCCAACCAATACCGAATTGCAACTCGCATTCCAGAACATGGAAACCGCGAGAAAGAACCTATATGAAGCATCAGAGAAAGAATTGACTGCTCGCGAGAACCTGAAGACCGCCGAATATGAGGCCATCCAAGATGGAAAGATCGATGGCAAGAATGAGCAGATCAGGAAGGCGCAGCTTGCCGAGATTGTCGGACCTGAGCAGGATGCTCTATATGTGACCGAGGGCGAGAAGCGGAAGGCCGCATTGGCCTATGAGATTGAATCGATGCGCGTCGATGCAATGAAGTGGCAGATCCGCAATGAGATGGCAGCAGCGGCCTTGGAAGATGCCAGATTGGCGGTGATCTAATTGGATCGCGAAGAGGAAAATCCTATCAACCCATTCGATCTGCCAGAAATCGCGCCAGATGAGGAAGATACCTGGCACGCTGAGCAGGAATATGAAAGAATTAAGAAGGAGAGGAAATAAATGGTAAATGCAAAAGAGCAACTATTGAAAGTCTTTGGCGAGATCCAAACAGAAGCCGCCAAAGAACGTCATGTCAGCAATTTGACCAATTCCGTAGGTCACCTGTTCATCAATGGCATGACTTATGAGGTCACCATATCGCTAGAAAGCGATTATGATGAAATGATCGTTGATCCACTGAGCAAAGAAGTCGTTCCGTTGGTGATCTGAATGGAAGGATACGTATATTCCGAAAAAATGAAATATCCCGCATATCTATTGCGGTTCTCGGCACCTGAGCAAACATTCGATGGTGCAAAGTGGGCTGCAACCGAGAGTGACGTTTTCTGCGCCGGCGCATATGTGGTAAGATGCCTCTTAGAAGATCCGGAGATCATGGCCTTCCTGGCGGGAAGATGCCAAGGCGCGTTGAAGGTCTATCGGCTAGAAGAAGACGACTTGGTTTTCATGTCGATCTCCAATGCGGAGATAGCCGAGATAATCAAGGGCGGACAAAAGTGGAAAGATTCGACTGTGATGAACGAAGCGGTGAAGAAGTTGGAGGCAAACTGAATGTCTGGAAAAGTCACAAAGAAAGAGATAGCCGATGCTATCACGGCATATTGCGCTAAGCATGGCGCAGAGGCATCATTTGATGAAGCTACAGATTCATGGCATCTAAAAGACCAGAACGGCCTAGAATGCGTGTTTGGGCCTGGTCTCAAATGCTCCTCCGAGTCTGTCTTCTGCGACATAAAGGAGCTAATCTTCTCGATGAGGATGGATGCCGAACCTGCCAGAGGCTCCAATTTGCCCGCAAAAAGAACCGGAGGTACAATCAGTCGATCGCAGGGAGAACCTGCCCAAGGAAGCGCCATAGAGACCGTCCGGCGGACCATCGAATCAAAAGATCAGACCTATAACGCCGGTGGAAACGAAGAAGCCTATGCCGCAGTAAAAATCAAGGCATTCGAAGAAATGGGCGGTTCCTACCAAATCGTGTCGTCTGAAGTAAAACCAGACATGGCCCGCTACCTGATTAGGGGAACTTTGCCAGATGGCAGGTTCAACGAGTCTGAATATTCCGTATTCCAAGACCAATGGCAGCGAGACATGGCGTGGGACATGGTAGACAAGCAGATGGAAGCGGGCAGGAACATACTGGACTTGGATTGTCCCGCATTGGAAAATGGAATGCCGAACCTAATCAAAGGCGCTATGATGAAAATCAAGAAGGGCGCAAAGAAAGGAGAAGTTGTATCTGGATGGATCGATGTTCCGGCTGCCTATCACATCGCCACTACGGTGAACAAGCTGTGGAAATTCCAGCGAGTGCAGGCCCAAACCAAGGCGAAAGCGAAGATCGCCAAGGAGATGGTAGGGGCGGCATCTGGAATGCTGGACCAGGGTGAACTGGAAGAAGAGCAGAGAGAAAGAGATCAGGTTACTGAGGCGAGGACATGAATCCCACCTCTCCTTTCCAAATCGGTGATCACGTAGAGATCACCGGCCCCGATGCCCTAGCAGGTGAATACCAGTTGGGCCAAAAAATGAAATTGACCATGCTATGGGAGAGCAAAAACGGGTCGTTATTTTCGGATGACGATAAGCCCTGGTATCCTGCCAGTTCCCTGCGCAAGGTCGAGGAATTACATGTTGGCGACTATGCAAAAGTCATAGGTCCAGCTCTCGCAGTTGGGGTAGTCAAATCAGAATGCGGAAAGATCGATCGGGTTACGAAGATAAATCCGGATGGCGGAATATGCGTTCGCGGGTGGTATTATCCACGAAGCAGCTTGCAAAAGGTCGACGGCCCAGAATTGAAGATAGGCGAGTGGGTTGAGGTGATGGGTGAATCCGTTTCTGGATGCATGAAATATGCGGGGCAGATCTTCCAGATCGAATGCATTTCGGACGAGGGAAACATAGAATTCCAGAATCCGCCCGATCTTCGGTATTTCTCGCCAATATCCCTGCGAAAGCTCACCCCGGAAGAAATCACCAAGCATGAAATACGAGAATTCCAAGAAGTGATCGACAAAGGCACCGAGGCTATCAGAAATCTGCTTGCACCATTGGTAGATGAGAGGTTATCTGCCATCGAGAAGCGCCAAGGAGCCCAACAGAATCGCATGGATGCCATTGAGAAGAAGCAGGAAGGTTGGCATGATTCACAGGTGGCCACCAATTCCAAACTTCGGAGACGATGCCATGATGCCGACCAGATTCTTGCTTTCCTGGAGAAATGGCAGATGGAGCATGATCTGGAGAGGACATCGAGGTTCAGAACAAAGATTGAAAATATATATGAGCAAGCCAAAACTAGCCCGCGCTCTGTGGCAGAGATAGCCGAAACTATGCGCACCGAAGCGGCAAGCGGTCATGCTACATTAGACGACATGATCGCGGATGGCACTCTTGAAGTCCATGATTTCGGGAAGGTGGATGTCAAGACCCAGAAAAAGATCATCCGCCAATTGGAAGAAGAACTCGCGGATGGATGTGCTGAGATGACTTGTGCCGAATGCAAACCCGACTATGTCGATCTATCTATCGACGATCGCAAAGAAGCCCTGGCATATGCGATTCGTAAGCTCAGAATGCCAGATATGAAAAGCGATCCGAAATTTGAGCACACGGTGGCAGATGTGTTGGAAGGGATGTTGGAAGAGGTGGGAAAATGACATTCTCAGTACGAAAAGCCAAAGGCGGTCAATACACAATCATTTGCTCCGAGACAGAACTCACTCTCATCTCGGAACTCCTGAAAGTTGCTCAGGAGATCATCAGGAAGTCTACAAAAGAAGGTATGAAAGAAGTCGCGGATGTGCAAATCATGCATTGGAGAATGCAGATAGCGGAGGTCATGCATGACTGACTCCCCCATCAATCTCAATGAAGCCAAAGATATAATCGCCTTTGGTGTATCTAAACGAGATGCTGGAAGACGCCCGGATGAAGAAGAGAACGTGGCCATAAAATGGCGATATTTGGATGCAATTGTCGAGGAACTGGTCGCTGCTCGGGAGAGGATCACAGAGCTAGAAGGCCGCCCGAAAGAAGGCCTCTATGGAAAATACGCCATCAGGAAAACAGATGGTTCTACGATAGATCCAAAGGCGGATTATTTCATCCTGCGACTAGATACTGACCCAGCGGCGCGTATTGCTGCTAGGGAATATGCATTGCATACGTCGGATATGGCACTCGGGAAAGCGCTCGAAGACAAGATTACAAAATATTTCGTGAAGTGGATAGAATCGGATCAGCATCTAAAAGAGAAAAAGGATTGGTGGCCATTAGGAGAAATTAAGAGGTTGGAATGGCAACTATCTAAGGCCATTATCCCGCAAGCCGAAGATGCTGATAGCCTTCATTTCATGCTTGATTATCTCTGTGATGATCCGAACGATAATCGTGATCCAGCGATCGAGATAGCGAAGAAGGTACTGCATAGATATTTGGCCGCCATCGAAGGGGGCAAGCCATGATGCCATGCAAATACCGCACAAAGTTGCCTAATAAAAATTTTTCCTGCTATCACCCATTGATTAGCATATCCGATATATCAAAAAAACAAGCGGACGTATTGTGTAAAGGATGTGCCGCTAGGAGAGCGCCATGAGCGAACTCACATTTGCCAAATCCTGCCAAAACTTGACCATAGCTACCAGGAACGCGCTATGGGCCTATTCGCCTGAGATGCTTGTCATCTTGGGCTTCCTGGCGGGCATGATTGTGATAGGATTGATGATGCTGGCGGTGATAAGATGAATGAACCTATCATCCTGTCCATTTCATCCAATGAGAAAAATACACCCGATCGCGTCAAAGATCTCGTCGATGCAATCGACTCATTTCATGGTCAAATCATCCGGATTCGAGACGATGCGGGCCAACCTGCTGACATTCAATGCAAATATCGTGGGCATTTCTGCCACATCGAGGTTAAAGATACGCAAAAAAGCAATGATCTATGGGGCGGGAAAGGCGGCCACATCGGAGACCAGTTAGTAAAATTGATCGATTCCGGCCAACCGGCTTTCATCGTCGTCTGCGGATCACTGGATGAGGTTCTAGCCGAGGTGCCCACCCTAACCACCCAGAAGACCAAAGAAGGACACAAGACCAGATGGGCGGGTAAATACGAGCAAGAAAGCAATAAGTCCTCTCTGCGGGCTCTTAGCGCAGACTTCGCGGGGTGCAATGTGTCCATCCATTACCTTAGCAAGAATCGAGTGCTAAGTTTCAAGTGGGCTCTGAGCTATGCGAAGAATATCCTTCAGGGCCCGGACCCATTGCAATGGTGCCCACGATTCAAGGGCAATGCACGGAGACAAAGAGCGCTCTTAGGCAATGGCATCGGTCCGAAGAATGCTTCCGCCCTGATAGAACATTTCGGGAGCATTCGGCATATTGCCAATGCCGGATACGAGGAATTGATGAAGTGTCCCGGAATTGGGCCGGAGCGGGCTATATCGATTATGGAGCTATTCAGATAAAATGTGACAGGTGCATTGGCCATAATCAATCTGTGATAGGCAAATGATTGCAGAAGTGGGCGAGGCGATTCGCCCGCATCTGCCTTGATTGCTGCCTATATCGCCTGTTTGCATATCACACCCCAAAACCTGCTTTATGCTCCTCCGCGCTAATTACGTAGCTTGTTGCTGCATATGTTGTTTTCCCAGATCTGACATATGTTAATATCCAAATGTTATTCCGCCCGACATCATATACATCAGTTGGCGTCCCAGATCCACCGACGCAATCTATAACCCCTTCATATAATGCATATGCATGATCTCCACCAGACTGATACCATACGCCAATTTCATCGCAAGCAAATATAGTGCCCCGGAACTGATTTCCTTCCATCCATTTGTTGGTTAAGCAGAACTAATGCCAATAGTATATAGAGTGTCTTCATATAAATCTCCTTCTGCTTTCAGAATATCAGTACAGAATGGCATCTTTGCCAATGTTATTTCTTGGAATTTTGCACCCAAAATTGGGAAGAGAGGCTGCTTGCCTTTCTTCACGACCTTTTAGACAACATTGTTATCTGTTATCTTCCATCCAGTTGAATTTGTAGTTGTAGTGGTAGTGCATGATATCAAATTGTTATCCGTCGCAATCGAGTTAGTCATACTTGCTGCTTCTATCCATGTTGACAGTTTGTACAATACGTTTTCTGATATAATATTTCTACTACCAGATGCTACAACTAAAAATTTGCAATTAGGAGTGGATTCACTGGAAAATATATTATTTCTCGTTATATGGGAGCTATAAAGCTCCCCCATCGAGACAAATCTAGCAGCATTCTCAAGCTGAGCGGAATTTCCATCGATGAATAACATATTCGGCGAGGCACTGCCGGAACGCGATATGAATTTTACCGCGCCCACCAATTTCGCACGACAATTGGTAATCCACACGTTGGAAATGATATATGTCGCAGGCGCAACAAATAGAATATTCCCCCCAGTAGGAGAACCATAGAAAGTAACTTTATCGATATGAGTATCATCGCCCCATATGTTATTCTCATTATCAATTATACAAATATCCACAACTTTGGAACTTAAGAACGTATTTTCAATAGTTGTATCATATCCAGATACGTTAATACCGTATGACATCAGTTCGAAATAACAATCACGAACCGTAGAAGAATAAGGAAGATGACCGATGATAACGCCAGTGCCATTTTTAAATGCCCCGTCGTTGGTGTTTTGACAATGCTCAATAATGGCGGCATTTGGTCCATCACCATTTGCGATATCGAGCCTGATGAATGTCCCATTGTTGCAAAATCCTGTAATGTCTCTTATCTGCGCTGAAAATGCAGGACCATAGACAGCAACTACATTATGTCCATAACCGGAATATATATCCGTTATGGATAATTTATTTACGATGTTATATGCAACTACGGCTGTAGAATTAGTATGCGTTCCGTAACCAGTAGTAGTAACAAATCGGGCATTGGTGATGCCTGTTTTCAAATACGTAGTGTATGTAGTTGTCGCATTTCCAAACTGTATAGCATTGGCGTTACAACTAGTGATATCGAATAGCGTATTGCCGCAATCCAGAAAGATGCCGTCAGTAAAATATATCGTGTCGGATAATTTTATTGAAGGAATATATTTAAACGATATTCTACCACGATTTACACCGTTATATTGAGCTTTGTTATGAGCACTGATCGACTGCATAAATGCGGTATTGTCAGCACCATATGTATCCTGGGCAAAAAATAACCCAGAACTATCAACCGCATATATACGACTGGATGGACCCCAGATGAGGGAAATATCAGAATCAGTGGAGGCATCTGTTTTATTTAATTTATTCCAACCCTGCCCAACCGTCATGGCATCATGCGCAGCAGTGCCATTGGTCACATTGGTGAGCTTTGCGCCAATGCCGGGAGTCCAGTTGATTTGATCTGAATCGGTAACCGTCTCAAGTCCTACAATAGTCGCATTCACGAGAGTTGCATTATCGATTGTGATATTTTCGATTGTGTGGTTCAGCACATCATAGTCACTTGGTGTCACCTGGTTGAGCCTAATCGCTCCAGCGCTGCCGATTAGCAGAGCAAAGATTAAGAGAATTGCAAATTTCATTTAAATCACCTATGCAACATAATTATAACTAGCAAAGAATACATCACCATCGGCATCATTCGGCGCAAATGTGATGAGTGTTATAGTCGTACCCGAAACCGTGAAATTTGTACCATACCGCATTCGTGTGCATCCGCCAACATCACCATAGAAAATCGCCACCGCTCCAACTGGCGTGTGATCGAGAGTGAAGGTCTTGTTTGTGCCATTTTTCGTCCCATCTGGCACCTCTTCGATGGATGTCGATGTGGCTGGATAGATTTGCACCCAAACGGCTGCTCCCACACTCGCATCTTGACAGGCCCATTCCTTCCCATCATAGAACCATCTGCTGCCTATGGAATAGCCATCTGCCAGATCGTCCCCGACTTGTGGGGCTCTTGCGCCCAATCTCTCTATCTTCGCGCTGGCAGCATCGATGAGGTCTAGGTTGGTATGGGTTTGGGACGCAAAGCCCGCCTCACTGTTCTCTAATTTGACATAGCCATTATTGGTTGTGGTCGTGGACATGAAACATCTCCGATGGAAAGATACTTATACTAATAATTATAACTATGAATTATGCCGCGAGTGAATATCGCGCTGGATGATGAAAATCATGAAACTCTGAAGAGATATCAGAGGATGCGTGATTATCGGAGCTTGGATAAGGCTCTAAACGAATGGATAAAGGAGCACGACACAACTGTATTGCAGATCGAGGTTCTAAATGGGGAAATGATGAGAGTGATATTCAGAAACGGAACTCATCAAGACGTGCCTGTTGTTAAATATCCGACTGTAAAGAGGGGTTGATACATGATCGTTGAACTTCGTCATTGTGATCTGGAAATCGCCCACATCGGCACCAGAGAGCAAATAGACATCGAGATCTTCTATGAGAATCTCGGTATATTTGTCGATCATATGTTGGTTGCGTTCCAGATATTGGGAGAGGCCGTGAATAGAATCGCTGACCAGATTCTTGCCACATTCGAATCAGAGGCGGGGAAGGAGCTATTGAAGAGATGTGAAAGGGCTGCGATCGATAGGCCACTGCCTGCCATCTGGTGTGAGGAAGCCCAAGCCTATTACGCCGGGCCTGAGCCGATGTGGTGGGATGAAAAGGATAGATGCTTCCGACCATATTCGCAGCCCGATAATATACACCAAGGCCATTCCATGATTTGGGATGAAAAGGAACGCTGCTGGAAGGCGGAAGAGAACGCCATTTGGTTCAACATGCAAAATGGGAGATCTTGGATATTCAAAAACGGTAAATGGGCCAAGCAATGCGAACAGGCAGACATGGGAAGCAAGGCGGGAAAATGAAGAAATTCGTGGCCGATCTAAAAGAAAAATATGAAAAAACCACCGATGGCAATTGGTTTCATAAATCCAAATATGGCCTCGGGATGACCAATGAGGTTGTGCTGACGGACAAAGAGCAAGCCATGACTGGGTTTCTCGTGGGGTCGTTTGGAGAATTTGGAAGTCACAATGCCGAATTTCTTGTATTCGTGCATAACAATATGTATCGAATATTTGAATTGATCGAGCAATGCGAACTGATCCAACGATGGCACCAGCGCGGCATCATGGGCGAACCGAACCGTGCTCTGTGGGGGAAGGACCAGCCGATACCAGACGGTTGGATGAGAGAGGACAGAGTGCCCGAAGTCGATGGGTTTGTGCCTATTAAGAAAATTGAGAAATGAGATGATTTGAATGAAATCGATATTAGCAATCATATTATTGGCATGTCTAATCATGCCATGCATCGCCATGAGTGAAAAACAATCTGCCTATTTCCGGGGACTGGAAGATGGCTGGAGCTTGGCGCGGCTCAGGGCGACCGATATTACCGCCTACAATTTTCAGGTAGCTGAATACAATACCGAGCTATTTGAGAACCTGAATGAGAGCGAGGCGATGGAGAAGGTCATTGCCCCGATCCCTACCAGCAACTACACTTTGCCGGAGATCTTCCAATGAAAGCCATACTGGTATTGCTCTTGGTGCTGGTTCCTGCAATGGCCGACCAAAGAGATGGTTCCAATGGCGTGCCATTTTTGGCACCCGATCCAAGCCTCAAGACCACTGATGCCTTCTATCGCGGCGCCGGCTGCCAGTATGTGGGCGAAGAACCGGCACCTGCTTATGTGTTGCCGCCCATCTTCGGCGGGTCCGCGATCGAGCCGCCTGAGAACAAGTCTTGGATGGATCTATCCGAGCACAATAAAAAGATATCCACAGAGACGACGACTCTGACTGCCAAATCCAGCTATGAGTTGACGGAAACTCAGATGCAGAGGGCAAATTTGCCACTTGGGCAAGAGGGATGGTTATGAAAGAGATCAATCTGCCAGAAGAAAATCGCAAAGCTCACAAAGACCTTGCTATCCGAGATGAAGCAAGGACCGCCGCGGAACTCAAACACCGGGATGCGAAAATCGAGCATGATGCGCTCAAGGCCGAACTTGAGTACAAGTATAAGGAATTCCTCAAGTCTGATCCAGTAGGCGCGAATGCTGAGATCCGCAAAGGTACCGCAGAAGCGTTTGCAAAATGGGTGGAGGCCGAAGGCAAACTCTGGAAGGCCAATCTGGCCTATCGAAAGGCGGGCTATCGGGTCGATTGCATAAAAAATGAGATCGAGCTGCGGAAGTCTGCGCTCGGCACTCATTAACTCTTTTCAGATTTTTTGGATATAACAAAGCGCGTAATAAAACGGCAGCGAAGCGACTGCATTTCCGCTGAAACTTGTGCCTTCTACGCTGCTATGCCCGTGTCCCGTGCCACTTCCAGTTGCACTCGTTGTGCCGGAATTTGCAACATTGGCCCCTATTATGTTGATAGGCGAAATTGGGCTAGATACATTCGGATATGCTCCTTGTGATGGCGTAGTGTCGGTGAATGGGTGCACGTGTGATGCCATTTCAGCCGTTGTCAATACATGGGCATTTACAGTTACTGTTCCGGCCACCGTAAAAGTCGCCGATCCGCCATAGGTTGCAGGATTATATGTGTTCCCGGCCCCAACCACGAATCTGCCCCTTAAATCAACTGTCCCGCCTGATCCATTACATAGCGCCCACCCAGACGGGATCGCCCCGGACGCCCCATACCAAAGAATGATAATCCCGGTGGGCACTCCGAGGCCGTAGAAACTACTGATGTGCATATTTCCATCAGCATGATAGATCATATCCGCATCGCTGCCAGTACCGGGCCCAGTGTTCCCGGAGTACCAATATACCGCTTCCATTTCAGATTTCGTTTGATAGAGACCATCGTGATTATGAGAGGCGAGATATGCAGCGGATTCATCATACTGCGTCTCAAGATTATTGAAACATGTAGTGCTCAGTGGTGTTGATGAAGTCCACGTTGGATTCGGAGTATAAGCCATAAGTCACCTACTCACACTTCATGATATAGTAGAGGCTATAGTATGCCGGTCTTGGATCGATCGCAGCGATGGTTGCGGTGCTACCAGTGTGCCCGTGCGTCCCGCCCCCAGAAGTTTGCTCATTTATGGTTCGGGTTGTGCTAGTCACTGATGTGTAATAAGTAGATGTTGACGACGCGATATGATTATTCACCGGAGAATAATATTCCGAGTACGGGTGTGTATGCGATGGTAATTCGGCAGTGATCAGGGTATGATCTCCGATGGTAACTGCCCCAGTTGGCGTTATGGTGCCATCATAAGTGGCAGGTCCGCCAGTATCCCCTACCGCATAGGAGCCTCCTGCCCCGATTACGAATCGCTCAGTAAGATTCGGGGTCGTATATCCACCATGTGCGTTCCCATCGCAGACATACCATCCATGCGGCACGTCGCTGTCG